CATTTTTTAAAAATTTCTACTCATTTTGGTAGGTCATTTTAAAAAAACAGGAGATACTTATCTCGTAATAGGAGTTACCCAGCGGGTGTAGAAATAAACTTTAAATTTAGAATTTATTAGTGTATTTCGCAGAGTTACGATTTCTCATACTATTCATGACCTTTATTTTTTGATAATGGTCGAATAGCCACCCTGAATCTCTGTAGTTATGCTATTACGCATTGACCAGGTTTGTTTTAAATTACTCCCCTGTTCCCACAGTCAGTAGCTTTTTAAGAGTTTTATCTCATTTCTCTCGTGGAATCTACTGTTTCGATTTCCACCTCCCTTACCTCACTTATGGGAGAGTTCGCAATAGGGCAAGCCAGTGCTAACCGTGAAATCCCTAAAGCTATCGCATTTATTTCTGGTCCCTCCTCCAGTCGGATGGTAGAAACATCTCTCAGTAAATTGCTTTACCTATGCGAAGTTTATTAATTTTCTGCAAATATAAAACAAATATTTTTAACTTCCAAATCCATTAAAATATTTTTAACTTCTATACTTTTTCTACTTAATGTTTGCAAATGTAAAAAATAAATATTATATTTGCAAATCTTTTAGTGAAAAATTAAAAATATGAGTAAAAAGAAAATAAAATTAGATAAAGAGACTCATTTACAGGAAGTTAGGGAGTTATATAAAAAACTCCAAAGTTCAGAGGAAGTGGCTCAAGCTTTGTCTAAAAAATATAAGATTCCTTACAACTCATCATTAGGAAGAAAAATAAGGAGTTGGATGAGTAAAGAGGGGCTTACTATCAACAGTTCAAAAATAGAAGACTCTGAGGTCTTTAAAAATGCTCAGGCGAAACAACACTATGGGGATGCTAAGTATTATATCGTCACATCAGCACAGAATGCCTCCAAAATTAACAGATCTTTTTGGGATAATATCTTAGCCTATGCGAAGGAAATTAATGCCGAAATAGAGGTAATTCCAATCCGATATAAAAATCCAACAAGTAACTTTAAGGATTTACCAAATGATTGGTGGGACGAAGCACTTACTCCATACCTGATTGCAAGTAGATATAAAATCCATAAATATCTTACAGTGGCGGGAGATTTAAAGACGCAACCAACTGCGGCAATGCCACTTTCAGGTATTGAAGGATTAACGGGGGAAAGTTCTTGTATCATAGGACATCCAAGACAGCACTTTATGACCGTTCCTACATTGGAAGGAAGTAAAGCTAAATTCTTGGCAAGTACGGGTTCTGTAACTTTAGAGAATTATACTGATTCTAAGGCAGGAAAGAAAGGAGAATTTCACCATGTCTTTGGGTTTATAGTAGTTGAGAAGTTTAATGATGAGGAGTTTAATATTAGACAGGTATCTGCGGATAAGGATGGCTCATTCTATGATTTAGATTTCCATGTGCAGGAGGGAAAAGTAACTGTACAAAAAGACGCAGTAGACGCTGTAGTGCTTGGAGACCTACACTACGGAGAAGCAACTGATAATGTGGCCTTAGATACTTCATTTAAGATGTTAGAAAGATTCAAACCTAAACATGTAGTATTACACGACTTATTAGACAGTTCTTCTATTTCTCATCATGAAAGAAAAGACCCTTTCAAAAGTCTACAAAGAGAATTAGATGGCTCTTGGTGTATGGATTGTGAGATAGCAAATTGTGTAGATTTTTTAGGAAGTCTTATAGAATACAATCCTGTGGTGGTTAGGTCTAATCACGATGAGTTTGTAGATAGATGGCTTGTAGATGTAGATTGGAGAAGAGAGAAAAATAAGTATTCTTACTTGAAGTATGGTATTCTTAGGGCGGATGGTAAACTGCCTAAGGGAATCTTGGGATACAATATTCAAGAGAAATTTAATGATAAGGTGGTAGTATTGACTGATAATGATAGTTTTAAAGTAAATGATGTAGAATTAGCAGTTCATGGACACTTGGGGGCTGGGGGAAGTCGAGGTAGCTATACGCAGTTTAAAAGATTAAACACTAAACTAGTTACGGGACATACTCACTCTCCGTTAAAAATAGATAATTTGACTACTACAGGAACTCTTACAAAACTGAGACTTGAGTATAACAGAGGATTATCAGCTTGGTATCATGCCAATGTGTTAGTACATAAGAATGGTAAGACACAAATAATTTTAATACATGGAGATAAATACTCCACAATAGTAAATAATAAATAACTAATAAATTTTATAAGATATGGAAAACAACATGGAATTAATTAAAGTTACAACTACAGAAAATGGAAGTCAAGTAGTATCTGCAAGGGAGCTACATGAATTTTTAGGAAGTAAACAAGATTTTTCAACTTGGATCAAGGCTAGAATCGATAAATACGGCTTTGTGAGTGAGGTGGATTTTACGCTCCACAAATTTATGGAGGGTAAAGTTTGGAAGCATGAATACATTTTAACTATAGATGTAGCCAAAGAATTAGCAATGGTTGAAGGGAATGAAAAAGGTAGACAAGCTAGGAGATACTTCATCGAATGTGAAAAGAAATTAAGGGAGGTAGTCACAAAACCTATGACCACTGCTCAGATGTTCGCTCTACAGGCTAAAGCAATGTTAGAGATGGAAGAGCTAATGAATGTTATGGATGAGAAAATAAACTTCATCTATGATCAATATCAGAATAGTCAGAAACAATTATCTTTACTTCCATTATCAGAGGAGCCAGTACCTGAGCAGTCTCTGAGAAGTACAATAAATGAGCTTGTTCGTAGTTATGCTACTATGGTAGGGGCAGACTATAAAGATGTTTGGGTTAGAGTTTATAAAGATCTATACTATCGATACGGAGTTAATGTAAACGCAGTAAAATCTATTAAGAATAGAGAGACCAAATTAGAAAAATTAGAACGAACAGGTAATTTAACAAAAGCACAATCTATAATATCAGAAATGATTAGGATGTATCAATCAAACTCAATATTTTAAATAAAATGAATGACAAATTAAAAAAAGCATTAGATAATATTAATGCTAAACATGGAAAAGGAAATGTACTACTTGGAAATGACACTCATGGAATAGACATTGAAAGAATCTCTAGTGGTAGTATTGGAATTGATTATGTAACAGGAGGCGGCTACCCAGAAGGTAGATTCATAGAACTGTACGGAAAAGAAAGTGCAGGTAAGACTACAATCTGTATTCATGCTATGGTAGAGGCTCAGAAAAAGTATCCTGAGAAGTATGTAGCACTTATAGATGTGGAACATGCTTTTGATATGGATTATGCAGAAGCATTAGGACTTAATAAAGAAAAGTTTATTATTTCTCAACCAGGAAGTGCCGAACAAGCATTAGACATTTTAACTCAGCTAGTAGATTCTGGACAGGTATCTTTGGCAGTTGTGGACTCTATTGCTGCCCTAGTTCCTCAGAAAGAATTAGAAGGAAATATTGGAGATGCCCAGATGGGAGGAATAGCAAGAATGATGGGTCAGGCATGTAGAATTATTACTCCAAAGGCATCCAGCACGGGAACTATAGTTATTTGGATCAATCAGATTAGAGAAAAAATTGGAGTAATGTTTGGTAATCCTGAGACTACAACAGGAGGAAACGCTATGAAGTTTTTCGCCTCTATCAGATTAGAGATTTCTAAAAAGGCAGGAACAGATAAAAATGAAAAAGGAGAGCCGATTAACAATATTGTGAAGGTTAAAAGTGCTAAGAACAAGACTACTACTCCAAATAAAGTATGTGAATTTGATATTCTATACGGAGAGGGTATTGATAAAGTATCAGAAATTTTAGTTCACGGCGTGGAAACAGGAATTATAAACAAAAGTGGTTCTTGGTATAACTATGGAGATACTAAGTTAGGACAAGGAGGTCAAGGAGTTAAGGCTATACTTAGAGATAATCCTGAATTGACAGAAGAACTTGAAAATAAGATCAAAGATAAAATGAAGAAGAATGAATCTAAAAATAAAGACAAAGACTCAGAATAGGCCATTAGATTTGACCATTTATACTGACGGATCTTGTATTGAAAATCCAGGACCTGGTGGTTATGCGTTCATCACTCAATGTAATGAGACTGATAGACAGAGAGAAATATCGGTTGGGTTCAGATACACTACTAATAACAGGATGGAATTAATGGCTGTAATAGTGGCACTTGAGAGAGTTCAAGTTGATCATAGTAAAATAACAGTGTTTTCTGATAGTAAATATGTTGTAGATGGCGTTAATAATTGGCTTGGCGGGTGGGCATCTAAAAGATTTGCAGGAATAAAAAATCCTGATCTTTGGAGAAGACTTCATAGCGTCCTAAAAAGACACAGAGTCACGCTAAAATGGATCAAAGGTCATGCTGGTAATGAGTACAATGAAATGGTAGATGACTTAGCAAGACAGGCTGCTTTAGGAAGTTCAGGAGTATACATAGATTTTTATTCGGAAAGTAAACACAGAAATAAGTTAATATAATGAAATTAAGACCGTATCAAAGGCGGGCATTAGAAGATATAAAGAAATTCATAGCAGACAGTGAGCATACCAAGGGATTATTGGTGGCTCCTGTGGGCTGTGGAAAGAGTATTTTAATATCACTAATTGCGGATTGCCTTAAAGGAAAGAAGTTGTTAGTAGTACAGCCGTCGGAGGAACTGCTAAAACAAAACTTAGAAAAAGCGAGAAACATAGGTTTAGACCCCACAGTTTACTCTGCATCGTTAAATAGTAAAGAAATATCTGCACTTACTTATGCTACTCCTATGAGTTTAATTAAGAGTCCAGAATTATTTAAAGATATTGAATATGTTTGTATAGATGAAAGTCATTTATTCTCTACCAATCAATTAAAAAATGGTAAGGTGGCTAGTGAATCTAAGTTTAATCAATTTTTGAAGGAAATAAATCCTAAAAAGATCATTGGACTTACTGCCACTCCTATACAGTTGGTTAGTACTAGTAGAGATGGAGCAGAGCTTAAAATGATGAATAGATCTAAAAGATCATTTTGGTTTGGGGCAGATATATTTCATATTACTCAAATTGCGGACATTAAAAATGACTACTGGGCTAAGTTAGAATATAGACATAAGCCTATGAATGAGGAAGATTTAGTACTAAATTCATCAGGAACTGACTTTAGGGAAGATAGTATTATTACTTTCTATGAGAATAATGATCTTGATAAGAAAATAATTGACGAGTTTAACAATTTGCGTGCAGAGGGAAAAAAGAGTATATTGATTTTTGTTCCTTCTATCGAGATTGCAGACAGACTTGCAAGTAAATGTTCTGAATTTAGAGTAGTATCTGCTAATACTGATAAAAAGGAGAGAGAGGAAATAGTTAGACACTTTAAAATAGGAAAATTAAAGGGACTTGTCAATGTTTCTACTATGACCACAGGATTTGATCATCCAGAGTTAGATGGGATAATACTTGCTCGTAACACAAACAGTTTCGCACTGTATCATCAAATCATAGGGAGAATATGTAGACCTATTATTAGAGAGAATGGTACTAAATTTAGGAAGGTAGGTACTATAGTAGATTTTACTAATAACTATGATAGATTTGGAGGAATAGAAAATATCTCTTATGAGAAGCAAGATTATACCTCTGGGTGGGCAATGTGGAATGGGGATAGATTAATGACAGGTTATCCTTTTGGAAATTGGAACATGCCTACGAGAGAATATGTAAAATCTAAATATGAGGCAAGATATGGTAAGAAACCTTCTACTACGACTAGATCATTAGATACAGGGATTGATCCTGATAAGTTAATAATGCCTATTGGAAAATATAGAGGCAAGTCAGCTAGGGAGATATTTACCAAAGATAGGAGATATGTATTGTGGATGATGACAGGTAATTTTAATTGGTCGTACAAAAACATGTTAGACTTTAAAGAAGCATTTAAGGTTTTAATAGAGGAGGGTATAACACGAACAGATGGAATGTAAAAATAAATTAAGATATGAGTGAAAGTAATAAATATTGGACATACAAAGGGAAGCCTATAACTAGCATATCAGAAATGCAAAAGTTGCTTCCTAAAGTCATAGGGTTTGTTTATAGACTTACCTTAAAAGACAAGAAAACAGGTGAAGTTAAGTTTCTATATATAGGTAAAAAGAATCTATATACAAAACGAAAAAGAAACTTTGGTAAGAAAGAGACCGCAGCCTTAAAAGATAAAAGAAGAAAAACATATGAACATGTCATTAAAGAATCTAATTGGGCGACTTACTATTCCTCTAGTAAAC